TTGAGAAGTTCTTCGTATGCAGTATTTGATACTGACTCGGCATCTGGATCATCTGAATTGACAATATAACCCATTGAGTTCTCATAATGATGTATACTCAATTCATTACCTACACCATACTTATCTGTGATATATTGAGTCAGTGCAGTATAGGTTAATGGAAAGTCTTTAATGTAATCGTAACGATCGTTCACAAGCATAATAACCCAATGATACTCAGAATTACCGTAAAGTTTTTCAGCAATAATTTCTGGAGTCTCACCTTCTTTAATATCATACTCATCATATAGAGTTACATTAGAAAGAATGTCTTTTCTAAATCTAACATTACGAGTAATATCAGAAACGATAAGAACCTTTCGTTCTCCATTTATATCAAAGTCATAAGCGAATTTTGGAAAGTTTTCGAAGTACATTACATACCTGCCTTAATCTTATCTTTGTCCATAAGAGCAAGTTCTCTAAATGTCATTTGGACGTTAATTTGTGTGGGTGATCCATCAGCGAACGTATTGAATGCCGCATTTGGTGTATAGTTAATTGACATCTCTGTTAATACACAACTTGTATGGCGGTGGATATTTCTATTTTCTACACCATTTGAATAATATGAAATATCAAATTCTGATGGATAAACATATAAGAATTTATTTGTATCTTTAAATTCTGGATGCATGTGTAATTTAAACGTATTGATAATATTCTGCACGTTCTGTGATTCAGATTCATCACGTGGGAAGAACTGATATTCAAATTGGAATGTACGGAAATCAACACCTTTGAATACTTGCTCTTTACGAGGGTTGGCTGCTAAACCAGTAGCGGCAGAAACTGTACCAGCGTTTGGACCAAATGCCAATCCCAATGCAGCTGCAGCAGTGCCGCCAGCTTCACCTAACTGTCCACCATCAAAATTTCCTATAGCCTTTAAAGCTGCTTCACCAAGTAATGGAGCCATAACAGCAGTGGCAGTTTCTTCTTCAGAGTATTGAACTCCATATCGAATGTTAAGTTGGTTGGGGACGTGTAAAGCGATAGCAGTTCTTAGTCTTTTCTGAGCACGTGATGCGGTTCCAGCAATTGCTGCTGCAGCACCCAAACCAATAGCACCTGGAGCGGCAGCAACAGCTGCGCCAGTGATTGCTTTACCGAAAGCGAAACCGCCAGCAATCGCACCCTTTAGCGCAGTACCAGCAACTGCGCCAGCAACTAATCCAGTTTTAGATAAGTTAGAAGCTAACAATGCTCCACGATCTCTAGTGAACGAGATATCATCAGTGATCTGTTGGTCACCACCATTTTTATTTAACAGCTTAGAGTCTTCTGCTACGCTAATATAAAAAATAGCGTAGTTACCACCATATCGTTCAGACAACAAATCTGCTGGATACGTGTGATTATTGATTTCATATTTACCAGTCTGATACGATCTTACTGGATTTGGGGTTGTTGCCATATTAGCCCTTAAACCTAAATAAATTGTGGTTATTTATACTCTACTATTTATCAATGTTTCATAAAAGACTTTTCACTCCAATCTTCCCAGAAAAATATACTGGAGACCCCACGAACATCGTAATGCGTAGTTCATGGGAGACTAGATTCGCCTCATGGGTTGATAAAAACCCACAGGTAGTAAAGTGGAGTTCTGAAGAAACAATCGTACCCTATCGTTGCCCAACCGACAACAAGATACATAGATACTTCGTTGATTTTAAGATACAAGTACAAGCTAAAGACGGACTTCTTCGTACATATTTAATAGAAGTAAAACCACAGAAACAAACAATACCGCCAGTATTTCCTGGGAAACGTACTCAGAGATATTTAACTGAGTCTTTAACCTTCATTAAGAACCAAGCTAAATGGGAAGCTGCACGTGAGTATTGTAAAGATCGTAATTGGGAGTTCAAAATTATCACTGAACACGAACTTGGGCTGACAGCCTAAATAACTAATATGGCTACTAAAACCCCTACTTTAATTGATGTTTTCGAAAGAAACAAATACAACTTGGACGATGTTGCCAAGAAATCACGCACATGGTTTCAACAGCAAGTACTGTTACTCAATCGACAGCGTTTAACTCCCAATAAAGTTTTGAATAGCGACGAACAGCAACTCAGATCTAGAGTTTCTCCAGGATTTATGTACATGTTTGCATATGATCCAAAGTATAAAGACACTCTACCTTACTACGATCGTTTCCCATTAGTTCTGCCGTATAACACATTCAAAGGTGGCTATATTGGGTTAAACCTTCACTATCTTCCATATCAACTTCGTATTAGATTACTGGATAATTTAATGGCATTCTCCAATAATACGAAAATGGATGAAACCACAAAACTGCGTTATTCTTGGCAGCTAATTGATGGCGCATCAAGATATAAATTAGCGCAACCTTGTATTAAACAATACCTAGTAGAACATGTTCGATCACCATTCAGAAAGATTGATTCAAACGACTGGGCAACAGCTATGATGCTCCCAGTCGAAAGATTCGTTGGAGCGAGTAATGAACAGGTTTGGGCAGACTCTAAGAGAATGGCACGATAATGGCAAAACTAACGGAATTCATCTCACAAGTAAAACAAAATGGATTATCGAGAACTAATCGATACAGCGTTATAATGAACCCACCAATGTCTTTGATGACAGGGCAAAATGCATTCGCTCAAAGTTTCCCAGATATACGCCAGCTTCTAATGTTCTGTGATCAAGTCCAACTTCCTGGACTAAATTTATCTACTACTCAAAATAGAACATTTGGTGAATTCCGTGAAGTTCCATATGAAAAATTGTATGGCGATTTGAATATGCAGTTCTATGTTGATACTGATTTAAATGTTAAAACATTTTTCGATACATGGATGGGTGCAGTACAAGATCCATATACAAGAACATTCTCATATTATAACGACTACGTCACAGACATTACTGTAGTTGTTGAAGACTTAGAAGATCAGATGACATATGGCGTAACTCTATATGAGTGTTACCCTAAAACTATATCTCCAATTCAAATGGACTACTCCAGCAAAGATATAATGAAATTGCAAGTAGCCATGAATTTCAAATATTGGTTACCTGAAAATATGGCTAGACCAGCACGTGGTGGCGTTAATCCTAACTCGAACGGTAATAGAAATTTCTTAGTTCCAGAATCATTTTTAAATAACTTCTCCACGTTTCAAGCTAACGTGAATCAGGTAAGTAATACCATAGATGGAATAAGTAATTTTATATCTGGATTATTTGATTAATGAATAATGAGTCGTGGATGAATAGTAAGTGGCGTCCAGCTATGGGTTGGACGTATATGGTTATATGCATTCTAGATTTTGCTTTATTTCCAATTGCGTGGTCAATACTTCAAGCATCTTATAATGGGCAAATAACAAACCAGTGGGAACCACTAACACTTAAAGGTGCTGGATTATTTCATATGGCAATGGGTGCTATTCTTGGAATTGCTGCGTGGACACGTGGGCAAGAAAAGATTGCTGGGTTAACTGGAACAATTTCACCAATAAATACTAGACCCACTTTAAGGGATCCAGAATTTCGTAATACAAGGAATGACTAATGTATCAATACAAAGCTAAAATATTAAAAGTCCTCGATGGAGATACAGTAGATATCGACTTAGATTTAGGTTTCAACATTGTTCTTTCGAACCAACGAGTTCGTATGGCTGGCATAGATACGCCAGAATCAAGAACAGTAGATAAAGAAGAAAAGATTCGTGGTACCTTATCTAAAAAGAAATTAGCAGAAAAACTTCCTATCGGTTCTTATGTTACAATTGAAACTCAAAAGTCAGATAACAATGACGATAAGTTTGGTCGTATTCTAGCTGTATTCATTCTTGAAGATAAAACTAACTTGAATCAATGGATGATTGACAATAACTACGCAGTTCTTTATCAAGGCGAGAACAAAGAACTGGTGCAAGAAATGCATCAGTACAATAAGACTAAATTAATAGAACGTGGCGAATTAAAGTAATGAAAATTGATGATAGATTATCAGAAGTATTTGACGTGAACCCTGTAGCAGATTTAAGTAACACAAAAGTTATTGATTCTGCCACGGGAGAAATCGTGCAATCCTCTGGCGACAAAATTCAAGATGACTATGATAAATCTCGTGGAAATCTACATGAACTATTAGTACAGGGGCATGATGCACTAACGCATGCTCTGTCAGTAGCCAAGCAATCTGAACACCCACGTGCTTTTGAAGTAGTGGGTAATTTAATGAAACAACTAGCCGACGTAAATCAGCAATTGATGGATTTACATCAACAGAAGGCTAAACTTGATGGTCCTAAAGCAGCCAAACAAGAAATAACTAATAATGCAATATTCGTGGGCAGTACCGCTGAATTGACAAAAATGATTAAGAGTATGAACAAAGGAGAATAATACTATGGCTTTACCTATTCAAAACACCCCAACCTACACTTTACAAATTCCTTCCAGCAAGGAAACGCTAAAGTATCGCCCTTTCTTAGTTAAAGAACAAAAGGCACTTTTATTGGCACAGCAGAGTGAAGATTCTGTTGTAATGATCGATACCCTAAAGGACATGATTCGTTCATGTGCCAAGACACCAATTAATGTAGACAAGTTAGCTGTATTTGATCTTGAGTATATCTTTAGTCAAATTCGTGCCAAGTCTGCTGGCGAATTTGTAGACTTATACATGTTCTGCGATGATGATCATGGAGACGAAAACGAAAAGGCTAAAGCACTTGTTCGTATTGATTTGTCTCAACTACAAGTAGAGTTTAATCCGCAACACGTAGACAAGATTCATCTATTCGATAACTGCGGTGTAGTCATGCGTTACCCAACTATTGAAATCGTTAAGAAGATTGAACAGATGGGCGAACAACGTGAAGCTGAACTTGTGTTCGATATCGTGGCTGAATGTATGGAATACATTTATGATGGTGACGATATTCACTATACAAAAGAACAAACCAAAGAAGAACTAAAAGAGTTCATCGAAAACTTGACGCAAGACCAGTTCCAAAAGATCGAGCAGTTCTTTGAAACGATGCCAAAACTTAGACATCCAGTAAGTTATAAGTGCCCAGTATGTGGTAAAGAACACAATAAGGTACTTGAGGGGCTTAACAATTTTTTTTAATGAACCTTAGTCATGAGACGGCATTTAACCACTACAAAACGAACTTTGCATTAATGCAATACCATAAATATTCGTTAGAAGAGTTGGATAACATGATGCCGTTTGAGCGAGAAATCTACGTTAGTATGTTGGTGCAGCATTTAGAAGAAGAAACTCAAAAACTAAAACAGAAACAAGCCACTTAAATGCAAACAGTATTAGCCAATCAGCAGAATTCTCTGAACAAATTACTCGAACTGTCCAAACAGGATCGATTACTTCAGCTCATTCAGACTAAGGAATCTATCAATATTGATAAAGATGGCGATAAGAATCTTGAAGAACTCAAGAAAATTAATGCCTCTATTAAAGATTTAAATGAATCAAGTAATGACAAGAATAAAGGTGGTGTTAATTCTAACGTCATTAAGCTGTTTACTGAAATTAAGAAAACTACCGAACAGGTAAAACAATTAGCACAAGCTGGAAGTCCTACAAGTCCAGCATCTAAAGAACAAACGAAAGTACAGGGGCAAGTTAGAAGTCCACTATCTAAAGCGCAAGCCAACGATATAACTGGCAAGGCTATGGAACGTCGCCAATTCAGAGGAATCGGAGATCGTGTTGGTGAGTTTAAAGATAAAGCAAAAGACTTCTTTACAATGCGTGGTTTCTTGGATAAAACTGGCATTGTTGAACGTGGTACTGGAGGTGTCTTCTCTGACATGCTTGATAAACGAGAAGAACGTCAAAAGTATGTTTCTTCTCGTCTCAAAATGGATCCAACTGCACGTCTACACGGCACAGAAAAAGCCAGTAAGATTTTCTCTCGCCAGTTTGATGAGCAGCAGAATGTCCAACGTAACATTAGAAAGAATGAGTCTACTCTTTCTACGTTTAAGAAACAGGGTTTCACTGAAGAACAGATCAAACGATCTGAAGAGTTTAAGAAAAGAGACTCTCTTGCCACTGATTTAGCTAAGGTTGACACTCGTGTTCGCCCTCAAGGATTTGATCCTAAAACTGGCTTAGTCAAACAGCCAGTTATCTCTGCTATTAAACCAGAAGTTATTACTGAGAAATCGAAACCCAAATCAGCTAAGAAACAAGCAGCTGATGCTGGAACTCCAGCATCTACCGATACTACTGAAAAAGCTAAACCCAAATCAGCTAAGAAACAAAAAGCTACAGCATCTGCCGCAGTTAGCTCAGTCATCTCTGCCATAAAGCCAGAAACTATTACTGAGAAACCACAAACACAAGAAGATCAAAAACGATCTGCTGTAATTCTTCCATTCACCCAACCTAAAAAAGCAGATAAGAACGTCGAAGCTGCGGCATCTTCACTGGCTGGTGAAGAAGCATCTCTTGAGCAAAACAAGAAGGTAGATGAAGGCAATGCTGTATTAAAACAGATTGAAGAAAACACAAGAGGTTCAGCTGGTGCCATTAAACCTGCACCAAAAGAAGAAGCTGGCGCAGGTGGAGGTATCCTTGATAGTATTATGGGATTCCTTGGCACTGGACTTATGACTGCAGTTAAATTTTTGTTTAGTCCAAAGAATCTATTAAAAGCATTCACTAAGTTCTTTGCACCAGCCATGATTATTGGTTCACTTGTGAACGGTATTATGGATGGCTTTAAAGTATTCTCTGAAACTGGATCTATCGGTGAAGCACTGATTGCTGGACTTGGTGGTGTACTGTCATTCTTAACATTCGGATTGTTTGATGCTGAAACTATTAAGAATGTAGTCAATGCAGTATCAGGATTTGTCACTGAATATATCGTAGAACCTATTACCAAATTCTTTAATTTCTTAGGTGATTCATTCAACACTTATATTAAAGAACCAGTCATGGCTGCGTTTGATACTGTGGCTGGATTGTTTGATGAATTTATCGTTCAACCACTCAAAACTGTATTTGAACCAGTAACTAAGTTCTTCTCTAATCTTAAAGATACTATATTTGGTTGGTTCGAGGGTTTTGAAATTCCTGGAATTAACTTTAGTGTGATGGGCAAACAGTTTGGGTTTGGTCCATGGACTCCATTTAAGAAAGAGTCAGCAGCAGCACCTGCGGCTCCAGCAGCATTACCTGCAGGAAATAGTAATGCTGGCGCAGGACAAGGGTCAGCTGAATTTGCTGCAACTGATCCAAGAAGAGTTGATACAGCAGCTGCTAATGTAGTAACTGCACCTCCACAGACTACCCCAGTAGGCACACAGCATAATGGTGATGGGGCTGCCAAACCGCCACAAACAGTTACAAAAATTGCTGGTGAACCATGGTCACCAGGTTCAAATCTAAGTCCAAAGCAGTTGGCTGTTATGGAACAGGCTATTGCTGGTGGCACCAACTACAGTTTCCGTGTTATGGAACAGTACGACAAGCAAAAGGGTAATGCACGTGCGCCTGTTACTAGTTCAGTTCGTGACACACCAATACCAGCATCTGCACCACAAAGTGGTAACGCAGTAGCTAAAGGATCTGAGCAAAATAAAGAAGCAAACATGGATGCTTCTAAACCTAACTCTGGTGGTGGCAATACTATTGTTTCTGCTCCAACTGTCAATAATGTTCAGACTACCCAACAAACTATCAAGTTACAGCCACGCAATCGAGATAATTCTGTTAGTAATTATCTGTCTAGCAGATACGCTTTTTAAACGAAAAATGGGAGCGCAAGGCTCCCATTCTCTTAAGTAGGTTACTACTTAATCTTCTTGTGCAATCTTCTCAAAGTAAGACATCACATCTTCGTCGTCATCCATTGGGGCAGGTTTGCTTGCCTTTGGAGTGAACGCTGGTGCAGAACTAGCTGGTGTTGATGCAGCACGAACTGGACGATCTTCATCAGCAGCAATCTCTGCAGCAGACTTGCTAGCAAAAGAATCACCAGACAAAACCTCATTCAGTTTCTTCTTAAGTTCATCATAAGACTTAAAGTTCTTACGATCAGTAAACTCAGATAACTTAGTTTGAGAGTTTACAATAGCCAACAGCTTGTTCTCATCTTCTGAGATAGGAGATGGATCAGCAAACACAGACTCATCATAGTTGGCATAACCATCTTTCTTACGCATACGCAGTTTGAAGTTGGCACCTTCCCACAAGTCAAACACGTTTACTGGCTTTTCATCTTCGAAAGTTGGACGTGCTTTGTCCATGATTTTATCAAAGATTTTCTTGCCGAATTTAAACAAGAATACCTTACCTTCGTTCTCTGGATGCTTTGGATCAGACACAACCAATACGTTGGCAGTGAAAGATAACTTACGCTTTTGTTTACGAGCAATCTCTTTGTTGGCTTCAGAACCAGAGTTCCAAAGTTGAGTGTTCATCTCACCAACAGGATCATTCTCACCAAGAGTAGTCAGTGAGTTCTCGATATACCACTTACCAGTTGGTCCTTGGAAACCATGAGAAAAGATACGAACCCATGGGAGTTCATCACCTTCTACACGTGGTAGGAATCGGAGTGTGGCTGTGCCGTTACCTGCTTTGTCACCTTCTAGACGCCAGAATCGGTCGTCAACGTAGGACTTGGTTTCGGATTGGGGATTGGCAACTTTCTCGAAAGCATTGGCAATTGCACCAAAATCAGAGTTGCGCATTGAGCGGAGTTTTTGAATATCCATCGTATGTTTCCTTTGTATTAAAAATATTACTTTGTATTAGTATTGTGTTGAATCTGAATGTCATCGGTCATTTCAATATCATCATCAAAGATGTCATCATCAAAATCAATATCCTCATCAACATAACTATTTAGCGTTCTCATACCACCAGTTTTTTTACCGCTGGCATGTCTAGCTGGTTTCCCAGATCGCCCACTAGATTCATCATCGAATCGCTTCGAATTTTTTTGGTAGGTCTTACCCATCTTATAACTCTTGAATCTCTTCTTTAAACTGATTGAAAACTGGTTCAACCTTACTCTTGTCGTACTTCACAAATCCCTTAACTTTTTCAATCTTTCGTATCTCATTCTCCCACAAGTATAGCATGGTTGAATTTTGTTTCCAGTTGTCGATAAGGTTCATCATATCATCAAGTATCCTGACGGACTCAATACTTATTTGTCCACCAAGGAATAGCTTAAGTATACTTGGATAATTGTTGCAAGTAAAGTAAAAGATTGATTGTTCTTTTAACTTTTCTTTGTAAGCATGCATAACAATCTTGCTACAATCATCAGAAAAGATCTTAGTAATAGACTGCTTGCGTTTCATCCACTCACCAAGATTACTCAATGCCTCTTCCGAGGAATACTGAGGATTCTCATTACCGTATGCAAAGTTAGCAACAAAGAATTGAATCAAGTCTTTATCCACTGGGTACTTTCTTGCCAACTTCTCAAATATGTATCTATCATTACGAGCATTAAATGCCTCACGTGTACCCTTAACACTACCACGATTCTTAAATACGTCAAAGGTATCTCTAGTGAAGTGCAATTTAATAGCCATGTAATACTTGTATGCTTTAAATCCGTCCACTGCGTGCTTTCCTACAGGCTTCTCTCATCTCTGGTGTAAAATCTGGAGAGATCTCAACCAACGAACAATCAATCACTTTAACTGTTTGTTTAGGCTGAGTGAATATAAAATAATATCCAAAAACAAACCATGCTACAGCAAAAATTAATACACCAATATTAGACGTCCAACTGGGCTTGTTTTGGGAGGTAGTTTTGTTCTCGAAATTCATTACCAATTTTATCCTTGAGTGACTTGTTAATCAAGCTAACGATATCTTTCGGTTCAAGATAGTTTTCTTTACAGTAGTCAAGAACTGCATCCATGTAAGGTTGCTTCTTATTCTTCACCACATCTTCAATGTAAAGAGAAAATTCATTGGCAGTCTTAAACATTCTGCTTTGTGAGATAGTAGTCGGCTGCTTTAATTGATCGTTGGACATCATCATATTCCTTCAGTTTAGTTTTATAGAGATTCCAAATCGGTGTATTCGTATTATCTGGATCCATATTACGTTCAAATTTGTCAAGGAACAAACTAAAGAATTTGTCAAGACGCATGCGGGCAACATACAGAGTATTTCTTGTTTGAACAATGCCGTTGAAGTCACGATCAGTTGCTTGGGATACGATTTGGGAGTAAGCGGGATTCATAATATATTATACCTTAAAAAGTTTTGCAAGTCAATTACGACGCATTGTTGCAATTTCAATAGCTTGTTCGTCAGTGAAGATAGGCACAGAGTTTGACTTGTGCATGGTGCCAATACCTTTGATAGCGTTTCCAGTGTAGACTGGATTTTCTTTCTTGGCACAAACACCACCAGTAAATGGAAGACTTGGAATCTTAGGCGTCTCACGACGAGCAGATTGTCCAAGCGAGTATGAGAACGCATCCGTCTTTGCTTGGATCGGTTTCTTGGGCTCATACTTCTTTAGTAGTGCTTCCCAGTCAGCTTGAACTTGACGTTGCTTCGCTGTAGGTTTCGATGGCTTGCGTTTTTTAAACGAGGTGTAAATCAAAGTAGTCATGATGTAATTATACCCTAAAGTATTTTGCAAGTCAACACTTATCGATAGTAGCAAAAAGGTACGCTACGTTGAAACCCAAACTGATCAGTCACCACTGTATACTCGCAATATTGCTGAGGTTGTGGTGCATAGATTACAGGTGGTTGCTGTATAATCACAGGTGGTGTTTGTTGATAGATTACAGGTGGTGTCTGCTGATAGATGACTTGAGGTTGTCCTGCTCTCTGCAATTGTTGAAATGCCCACAGACCAGCAATACCAGCAAGCGCACCTTGCTCACGTGGACCCCACGCAAATGCAGAACTACTAAAAACTAGACCAGCAACTACAGCTATGATAAATTTCTTCATTTTATTTCTCCTTAAATAAAGCGAACATTTTGACGAATCGTGCGGTTCAGACGAATAATCTGTCCCATTGTTTTGTGCAACTCTGCTTCAAACATCTGATACATTGGATCAGTTTTTGGAACTGCAGAATTTTCCAAACCATCTTGCAGACCCATGGCTTTTCCAACCAATGCCTCTTTGCGAGTCATCTTTTTGACCATGTCAGCGTCCACTAAGGCACGTTTACCAAAAACCATCATTTCAACTTTTTCCATAATTAACTCCGTTTTCCTAGACAATAGAGTTATTATACACCACCTACGAATTAAAGTAAACACCTATCTAGACGCTGGTAAGTTGTTGATTTATAAGGGGAAAATAACCCTACAGAGAGTAGGGTTATTCGGTTATTTCTTCAAATTCGCTGTATAGACGACGCAAACTGTGTCAGAAGCACCATAAGCGCATCGCACAGACATCGGGTCAATACCCTTTACGATGGCAGATTCAATGTTACTTTTCATTGCAAGATCACGTTGCAAATTATAGTGTGTCAGACACAAAGCAGTAGTAACCAAAACAATAACTATACCAACGATACAAGTAATAAATTCAGTTTTCATATTTTCTCCTTACCATGAACCATCATCAATAATACCACGAACCCAAATTGGTCCGAGGCACACATAAATCCCACGCATGTTGGGATTCAATTCATCTGGATGCAGAAATTCAAATCTGAAATCCCAATGATATGGATTGATTACCAATCCAAACCACACACCAGAATATTTTACGTATTTACTTAATATCTTTAACATCGTCGCAAATCCCATATTTTTTCGCTTCATTTGCGCTCAACCAAATATCTTGTGGTGGCAATAATACTTCACGAATTTCTTTATCTGATAACCCAGTACATTTTTTGTAATGAGCAATCATGCGTTTGGTAGTTAAATCAAACTCTTTAATCTGAGCAAACAACTCATGCTCTTTACCAAAAGCACCCCAAGAATACTGATGAGAGAGAATAGAAGTATTCGGTGTAAGAATACGATTTCCCTTTTCACCAGCAATGAAAATCATCAATCCAGCAGAAGCAATTTGTCCTAAACCAATTGTTCTGATAGGAATGGCTGATCCACGCATTGTATCAACCATAGCGAAAGCAGCATTTAAATCTCCACCTGGAGAGCAGATAATAAGATTAAGCATATCTGGTCGCTCTTCAGCAAAGTTTGCTTCAAAAACCCACTCAATTGCATTTTTACAAGTTGATAAAGTTATTTCTTCCATCATCAAAAAGAATGAGTGTCTGGAAGCTGAATCATCTTTCAGTTGTAGGTTTAGTTTTTCCATCATAGTTTTTGCCACCTTCTTTATAAAAAATATGTCGACCGATAGTAACTGTCTTCTGTAACTTCCATCCTGGATTTACATAATCAGCGTGATAATACAAAGCACCTTTAGTTATATCGTGTAGTTTCTCGTAGTTGGCATAAACGTATACAGCAACTTCTTTCGCTGCTTGATACGATTCACTTCCTTTATTACTCATCACTGGAGTACAGAACCAAGAAAATTGACACATACCTTGTGTCTTTTGTTTGACTACCCCACAGATGTCTTTTGGAAATCTTGGGTCTTCAACTCTATTTAACGTAACTAGAGCAACAGCAACTTTGCCTTTCTCTGGTTCGCTTCTTGCTTCGTGGTAGATGTTATCTGCCAAGCAGTCAATTTGTTTCTTAGTATCTTTTGTTAATTCTGAATACGCAACATCAAGAATTTTATCATCAAGTGTAAAAATGTTATTTGAAGCGTATAATGTAGTTGCGATTATTGATAAAATCAATAGACTGACAATAGCCAGTATCTTTTTAGGTCGCATTTGATCTCCTTAAACCAGTTAAGGATTGCAGAATGTGTATATCCTGCAATCCAATCCCTATCAGGTGGACTTTTTGCTAGTCTTAGTATCTAGTGGGATATTTGAAACAAATCCATTAAGTGCCGTTGCTTTGGCAATAATGTCTTGTTCAGATGGGATAGCAGAGAATCCTGGATGATCAGGAATTATGCCACCATTGAGTTTAGCAGATTCGACTTTAGTAGCCCAATCATTGCTAACTTGTTCACGCTTACCGTAGTATTCGTCGTTAAGCATGTCTTTTGCCATCTTGAGAAGTTCAAGACGGATTTCAAATGGCGTGAGATTTGCCATAGTTTTTCTCCTTGTGTGTGAAAAGTTGTGTGTAATGGTGGTTTTTGGACTGGCTCCACCAAGCCAGTATACTATTTAGTAATCTTTTTCTTCAATCCAATCAACAATCATATGAATTCTATCTTGTGTGCTATCATTCCACACACCATGTGGTTTTTGATTATTAATTTCCCATAAAGTATTAGTTTTTAAATTATTAATTTCATCACCTATTTGAAAGAATACTGCATCATTTGTTATAATAGGTATGTGGTGACGATGCGAAATTTCTAAACTTTCCCCACCATCTACATGTATTGGTATTTGTGCACCTGCCAGTAAATTAACTAAAATACATCTAACAAACTTCCCAGAACCATAAAGTTCTTTAAATAACATTTCCAATTCATCTAAATCGGACTTAAATGTATTATAGTATTTGAATTGTAATGGTTCTAGATCAAAATTCTCATTAAATAAAAGCGGTAAGGTTAAAGTTTTTCTATGAACATCAAATGTAATTTGTCTATATGAATATTCTTCCCAATCATCATTAGTTAAAGTTTTTAATTTAT